GTTCCATGGCACTGGGCACCAACGTCCTGCGCCCTGACTGCGCCATCGAGATCACCACTTCCGTCTGATCCACCTGGGGGGCCACGGCCCCCCTTTTCCTTTTACTGGGAGCTTCGCCATGGCAATGGCCCGCACTACCTTTCTGGAAGCGGTGAACCGTGTGCTGCAGATGATGGGCGAAGCACCCGTCAACAGCCTTAACGGTCAGTTCGCACTAGCCAAGCAGGCAGAAGACAGCCTGATCAATGTGAGCCGTCGATTGCAGGCCGAGGGCTGGTCTTTCAACACCGACTACGAGCGCACCCTGGTCCGCGATAACACCAATCAAATCAGCGTTGGCGACAACGTCAGCCGAGTCGTCGTCGATCCATATCTCTACCCAGCACTGGACGTGGTGCAGCGCGGGGCCAAGCTGTACGACCGTCGCAACAAGAGCTACACCTTCGACCAGGACCTGAAGTGCGACATCACCTACATCCTGGAATGGGATGAACTGCCCGAGCACGCACGTCAGCTGATCACTGTGCGGGCTGGTCGCCAGCTGCAAGAGGCGATCATCGGCGCTGCTGACCTGACCAAGATCAACCTGACCCTGGAGCTTGAGGCTCGCAGCCAGTTCCTGGAGGAGGAGACCACGCTGTCTGATCACAGCATGCTGCGTGGCAATCCAAACCATACGGGTGTATTGAGGACCTATCTGCCCAGCCGTGCGATTGCGCGTTAAGCCATGCCTCTCGTTAGCAGCTCGATCCCCAACCTGATCAATGGGGTAAGTCAGCAGCCTGCTGCGCTGCGTCTGGCATCACAAGCCGAGTCGGTCATCAACTGCATGCCGAGCCCCGTCGAGGGACTGAAGAAGCGGCCGCCGATGTACAACGTGGCCCGCATGTTTGCGGGCAGTGCAGGCGCGGGTCGGCCCTTTGTCCACATCGTCGACAGAGACGGGGCTGTCCGCTACATGATCCTGATCCAGGACGGGGCGATCCGGGTCTTCGACCTGAATGGCGTTGAGCAGACAGTCACCACGCCTGACGGCGTCGGCTACCTGAACATCAACAACGCATCTGATCCGTCCAACCAGTTCCGGGTTGCATCGGTTGCTGACGTCACCTTCATCGTCAACCGTGAGCAGACGGTGGCGATGGCTAACACCACGTCGCCCACCTGGGGCACCAAGTCGATGGTGTTCTGCAAGACCGCTGACTACGCCACCACCTATCGGATCACGGTCAACAGCACCACTGTCAGCTACACCACTGCGAACTCCGGTGGCGCGGCGCCTGACTCGGTCACCATCGCAAGCAACCTGGCCAGCAGCCTGTCGTCTGCCCTTGGCGCTGGCTGGACCATCAGTTCCCAGGACTACATCGTCAAGATCCAGAAGAACGACGGCGGTGACTACACCCTGTCGGCGACTGACAGCCGCACCGCTGAAGGCACGATTGCACTGAAGGGCACCACCGACAGCATCAGTGACCTGCCCTTGCTGGCTGAGCACGGCTTCATCATCAAGATCCAGGGCCAGGCCGCTAGCAACTTCGACGACTACTACGTCCGCTTTGAAACCAATGCTGGCAGTGGCTTTGGCCATGGCACATGGAGAGAGACGGTCGCTCCTGGCATCCAGTTCGAGTTCAACGCGGCGACCATGCCGCACGTGCTGGTGCGTAACGCCAACGGCACCTTCACCTTTGAGCAGTTCAACTGGTCTGGGCGAATCGCTGGCGACGCAACGACAGTGCCAGACCCGAGCTTTGTTGGCAGCACGATTCAGAACGTCACGTTGTTCCGCAACCGCCTGGTCTTCCTGGCTGACGAGAACGTGATCCTGTCAGCGGCCGATAGCTATGACCGCTTCTGGCCAGAGACAGTGCAGACCGTCATCGACAGTGACCCGATCGACATCAGCACTGGCGGTACAGAGATCAACTTCCTGGTGAGCAGCCTGGCCTTTGCCAACACGTTGCTGCTGTTCAGCCGCCATGGCCAGTTCCGCTTGGACACTGGCGCCACGACTATCGGCACCAGCCTGACGCCCAGGACAGCAACGATCACTGCCATCACCACCTACGAGATGCAGGCGACGGTCGACCCTGTTGGCGTTGGCCGCACGATTTACTTCGCCATCCCGAAAGGAGACTTCAGCGGCATCCGCGAGTTCTTCCTGCCAGACGCCAGTGGCCCGGTGCCTCTGTCGGAAGAAGTGACAGCAGCCGTGCCACGGTATCTGCCTGGCAACCTGTCGACCCTTGTCGCATCGGTATCGGAAGAGGCGATCATCGCCATCAGCCGAGACCAGCCTGGCCGGATCTACCTGTACAAGTTCTTCTTTGAGGAGGACACCAAGCTGCAGTCGTCTTGGTCCTACTGGCAGGTCGGGGCCGGCAAGACAATCATCGGCGCTGACATCTTGGACAGCGACCTGTACGTCATCGTCCAGTACGGCGACGGTGTGTACCTGGAGCGCGTCGCGCTGCGCCCGGAGACGGTCGACAGTGGCACCAGCTTTGAGATCCTGCTGGATCGCAAGACGACAGAAGCCAGCTGCACGGTGGCGCTGACCAACCCTGCAGGCCTGGACGTGCAGTCAACGATCACACTGCCGTACCCCATGGCCGCGACTGGGGCCATGGTGGTTGTTGGGCGCTTCCAAGCAGGCAACACCATCCAGCACGGCCAGGTGCTGTTCCCCATTGCCGAAAGCCTTAACGGTGGAGCTGGCGGCAACGGCACCATGACGGTGCGCGGTGACCTGACCAACGCCGACTTCTACGTGGGCGAGCTGTACAACATGACCTATGAGTTCTCAACGCCATACCTGAAGGAGCAGCCCCCTGGCGGTGGCATGGCTGTTGCAGCAGGGCCCAGGTTGCAACTGCGCACCTGGACGGTGGTCTTTGACGACACGTCGTCGTTCCAGCTGCGGATCACGCCACAGGGCCGCGACGCTCAGACCTATCCCTATGAGGGTCTGACGGTCGGCAGTGGCAATGTGCTGCTGGGCAACCCGCAACTGGCCACAGGCAAGTTCCGCGCACCCGTAATGGCACAGAACACAGAGGCGAAGATTGAGTTGTTGAGCAACAGCCCACTACCGTGCAGGGTGCAATCAGCCGAATGGGAAGGGTGGTATCACAGCCGTGCCAGCCGCCTGTGAAGACAGGCCATCAAAGACCAGCGACTGTCCATGACGTAGCGGCAGTCGCTGATGGCATGCGCGAGGAGGATGTCGCCGAAGTCAAGGCACAGTCAGGTCAAAGCCCACGAGAGGCAATGCTCTATTGCTTCATGCTGAGCAACCCTTGCATGGCGATGGTTGGTCGCAAGGGCAATGTTGTTGGCGTGTGGGGCGTGGTTCCACAAGGCCACATGGCCGGTCGCATCTGGATGCTGGGCTGTCAGTCGATGCTGGATGACAACGGCGACCGTCGCACGTTTCTGAAGGAATCAAAGCTGCAGCTAGCCAAGCTGCATGAACAGTACCCAGTGCTGTTCAATGTGGTTGATGCCAGGAATGAGGTCCATGTCCGTTGGCTGCGGTACATGGGCTTTACCTTTATCCGTAAGCATCCAAACTGGGGACCAGAAGGTCGCCTTTTTTACGAGTTTGTGAGGATCTAAGGCATGTGCGATCCAGTATCAGCCGGTATTGCATTTGCGGTGGTCGGCACTGGTCTTGGCATTGCGCAGCAGACCTTTGCCTACCAGCAAGAAAAGGCCAACGTCGCCTACCGCAACCAGGTGGCGCAGCAGAACTACGACTTCTCTGTGCTGCAAGCCCAGTCAGCTCGTGAATACGAGTCACAGAAGAGCATCCTGCAGGACAGCATCATTGCCAACAACGCAGAGATCGCCGCTATCGCCCATGCCAGCGACATAGCTCAGCTCAACCTGCGACTGAGTCAAGAGCAGCAGGCAGCAGCGCAGAAGAAACAAGAGGCAGGCAGGGCCGCCTTGCAAATGCGTGGGGAGGTGGTCGCATCAGGTCGCGTTGGCAATGTCGTTGACTCCCTAATCGCGGACTACTACAGGCAACAGGCGAACTACGACTACGCCACCAGTCAGAACCTGGCGTTCACCTTCCAGCAAGGGCAGCAACAGAAGGTGGGCGCACAGGCGCAATATGCGCAACGACTCGCCAGTCAGAACCCGTACCTGAAACAGACGATCCTTGATCCAATCAAGCCGATCATGCAGCAGGGCCCAAGCGCTACGCCTTACATCCTTGGCGCAGCAGCGACAGCCGCAAGTTCCATCGCGGGTGGCATGCAGCTATCGAGCTCCCTCAAGGGCCTGCAAGGCCTGAAGCCACCGGCGGTGCCAAGGCCACAGCCTGGATTCCCTGGTGTACCTGGCAGTGTCTCGCCCCAAGGACTGCCGTATTACGGCCCCGCTTTCTAAACCATGGCACGCATCTCTCTCGGTTCCGCCACTGGCAAGGTTGCTGGGGCAGAAGAGTCCAGGCGGTCTGCCGGCGCTACGCCGCAGATGTCTTCAGCTGGTGCGC